AATGTCTTAGCACCAGCGAATGTCTGCGTGCCAGTAGTCACCAATCCCCTTGCAGTTGCGCCTGCATCAGGTATATTGAAAGTGTGAGTAGTTCCTGCACTGCTGATAGCAAAGTCAGTTCCAGTAGTACCCACTGCAAAAGTCTGCGTTGCTCCAGTCAGAGCATTCAGCGATGTGATACCTCCACCTCCACCACCCGGTGCTGCCCACGTACCATCGGCACGCAGGAAGTTGGTAGTACCTCCACCACTCGCAGGAGCAAGACCCTTCAATGAGCTTGTGAAGGTGTTCAGCATCGCAGTGACCTGCGTAGTAGTCAGCGCAATCGGTGTTGCTGGTGAGCCAGTGTTGTTGCCGATGATACTGTTGGCAGCAAGGTTCGACATCGATGCCAACGCTACGTTGCTCGCTACCCATAGAGTACCATTGTAGGTAAGCACGTTGTTCGCTACCGGAGGCGTAGTGATGAGGTCGACATCATGAATCTCGTCCATCTCATACCCATTCTGAACACGCACATATATCTGACCATTGCCAGCATTCGCCCTCTCTACGATTCCAATGTAAACAAAGTGATTCGGTGCATACGGCTTGACATTCGTGTAAGATCCTGCCGTATTGCCCAAGTATAGAGTATCTCCTGCCGTGTACATAGATGTATTCAACCCATCAATCACACCTTGACAGATGACCATGCCATTTGCCCCTGAAGCTATGTCCTCCGCAGCCAGTCCGACTGTCTTGGCACTGGTAGCATCGCTCGTATTATTGGCAAGCTTCACGCTCGCCTTGTTTCCCGATGCACTGAACAAGTAGACCGCCTGACCCTTCGTGATAGTCACCGCCTCGCCATTGTGAACATAGGCGTGCATGGTCTGCCCGATGCTACACATCACGTTACTATTATTCAGCAAGTATGATAGCGCACCAGTGTTGCCTTGATAGGCAATCTGCCCGGCAGCAGGTGAAGCGACTGGAGTCAGGTCAAAGCTCACGAAGTCCGTGATGAGACCATTCGCACCCAAGTCCACGTTGGCAGTCGCACCCACATAAGGAACGTATACACCAGTAGGCACTGCGTAGTTGTTCAGGATAGCATCAACCGCAGTCTTCAAAGCCGATGCACTCGCAGCTACCGGGTTCGTGCAGTCGTTGTAGTCAATCGCCCACTGTTGCCTGAAGTAGTTCTGCTCTACCTGATGAGCATAGAAGTACAAGTAGTCACCGAAGACCGCAGTCGAGCAGTAGGCTTTCTTGTAGACATACTCATCCAAGTCCACCGTCAGCTTGACGGTAGTGGAAGAAAAGTCGACTATCGTGTACGTTGGCATTAGGGTATAAAGGCTGCTACATCAATAGCTACTTGATCAATGAATAGGTATAAATCACCATAAGCACTACCACTCGGATCTCTCCATTCTGCATACTCATCTGTGACTGTTAGCTTATTGTGATTGAAATTCATCTCTCCGAAAGTACCTCCTCTGCCATAGTGAAGAGCAGCAAACTTACGAGCATCGAATACGTAGTACAGATTATTCATAATCCCATTGTCATCTTCTATGATGAAACTTGATACAATGATTCTCGCACCAAGCAAGTTCCCAGTTGATACGTATTGAATATACTTAGCCATCATGCAGAGTATTGAGATATATCACCTATCACGTAATCAGCAAGAGCCTTTGGATTAAAAGCTCCGTCAATAAACTCCAAATAACTATCTGTTATCTGAAACTTATTCGGTCCGAACATCAACTCAACCATGCCAGTATATTCCGTATCGTAAACACACGAAAAGTCTTGTACATCGAAGATGAAAATGTTATCTCGTATCCGATTACCAGTATCAATATCATCAACATACAAATTGCATTGCAGCAATGTATTCTGCAACTGTATAGCATCACTGTAAGATATTCTTAATGGCATTAGTCTTTAGTTTTTGAAGTATGTTCTATTAGCAATAAGTATTCCCACAGTGTGAGCTTGGTACAATTCACTCCGTACCTTTGATTCAAGAGGGTACGCTGGATGAATCCATCTTCGTTTTGCTTGGCGAGTTTTTGCCCAGCACTTTGTTCAATTGGAGTTCCTCCATCTTGTCGATTACCGTCAAACAGATCCGCAAATCTTCCTCTGATAGCGTTGGCAAGGGCAGCATATCCTTCAGCTGCATCACGATAAAAAAATCGCTGATGTCTGCTGCCTCCTTCCAGCGAGCTATCTTCTCCTTGCAGTATTCAGGATCATAGCTATACGGTGATTCATTCTTGTCGAAGAACGCTACTGATGCAAATTTATATATGATTTCACTCGTTGGCACTATCCATTCCATCCTTTCTTTCATCATCGCAATCAGTTTGATGATCTCGCCAATCTTGATGCTCTTCGGGTCATTGGTGACTTTCTCCATCGACTCGATAAACGACATCAGATGCTCACGCTGGAATCTCATGTTCCACTCCTCATACACTTGCAACGCCATCAGTCCACGCATCGAGAACGTATTGAAATAATCCTTCAGCCGATAGTATTGCACTCCATTGCTGATGAAGGCAGGCTCTATCACGTGACCTTCCTCAAGTTGCCAGATAGGCTTATGACCCAGCTTCGTGATGAGCTTCGCCCACCAATTGCTGATAGTATTCTTTAATCTCGTCAATCGCAGTTTCAATTTTTCCATATCTTACTATTCCACCGACAATCAGTTGCCAGTTGTTATCCTGATATAATTTAACCTCATGACCCTGCCGTGTCTTCCATCTGAACGGCTTGCCCTTGCAAGCACAACGCCCCAATGGATAGTACCCTATGCTGACCAGGTATGCGTTTAGTTCACTCACTGAAGAACTTGTTGTAGATGATTGTGTTCACTGCAGCCAATGCAGGTATGTACATGATCAGCATGGCTATGTTCCAGTCGAATGTAATCCAGTAGGGTATCGAGTACACCGAAGCCATGCAGGTCACACATCCCCCCAACGGCATCCACAAGTAGCCAAGCCACTTCTCGCCCCACTTACCGAGCCATTCAAGTATCATGCCTTCCTCCATCGCAATCTTGAGTCCGTTGATGAATAGCGAATTGATAACTAAGAATATGAGTGTGTCCATCATTAGTCGTATACAACTGTGTTAGGTGTGAACGTAAGGCGGTAGCAATCGTACTCCACCGCATCCAACGACAAGACCATTGGGTTGCCTGAGTTGTCGAAGATGCTGACCGTGTAGCTTGAGTAGGGATTGAAAAGTCCGTCAGGGAAGTTCGTTGTGTCAATCGTGATGACTCCCTGCTCGGTTGTTGATGAGTAGTATGTGTACTCCACATTGCTCTGATTGTCTGTGAAGACAAGCTTGTATCCAGTCTCAGGATTTAGTCCAGTCAACTCAAAGAATTCATTGCAGTTGGGTATGTTCAGTTCCTTGCAATCGTTACATACCTCAACGGCTTCGAATGTACCGCTGAAGATTCCACCAGTATCATCAAGCAGACTCAACGCAACCAAGTCATCAGCACTCACCGCAGGGTCGATACCCATGCTGCGTATCCTGAATGTGATGTAGATATTCGTGCCAATCAACTGTTGGGTGTATGTAGTGGTTGCTGAGTACGCACTATCGAGCGTGACTACTATGTCATCGAGAAGTGCGGTTAGACTTCCGTATCCACTGCCCGCACCTGAGGTTGATTGTTTCCACAAGTAGTATCCTGAATTGCTCCAAGTTGATATGATTGGAATCTTGATAGTACAGTTGTAGCTCGTTGCCATGATTACAAATATACATCACAAAAAGCGAATCCAATCACGATGAAAACTATGGCAGTAGTACCGCCAGCAATCCAGCAAGTCAGCCTTGCGGATGTCAGTGCTGCGGTCCTTCAGGATGTCACCGTCCTCGTCAACCTCCACGTACTTTAGATCCGTGATGAGACCCTTGCAGGTTGGACTGATTCGTATGCAGTAGTTCTGAAGCAGTGAATTCACAAGCACCCTCGTATCCCGGATGCTGGGGTTCACCGCAGGCTGACGCATCTGCGCCCGACCAAGATGAAGTCGAGCAGCCACTACATCGTAGTATCCGGTGTTGCCTGATGTCAAGGCTGAACGGTTCGCTCCGGTCGCATCGCCAGTCACTATGAAGCTCGCCTTCGGGAAGGCTGCGATGATTGTGTCGCATAGCTGATAGATGTCAGAGTTCCGCAGTGCGAACTCTTGAACCACGTTGATGCAGCCGTCCTTGTGCTGGATGGCAAGGCAAGTGATAGGATCCACGTTGAAGTCGAAGCTCAGATACAAGTGCTGGAGCTTATCGTACTCCACCGCCTGCACGTGCTTGGCTTCGTCAAAGGCATAGGCGAAGGGATTGTTCGCAAGGTCAACATCTTCCGCAAGTATCTCGCATCGGAATGTCAACTCATCCAACTGCTCACGCAAGTGGTTCACCTCATCGTGGCTGATATGCGGATTATCGTAAGTTGATAAGTTGAAAGAACTCCAGCTCGCATCATCCTTTGCGAATAGTTCCTTGAAGAAAGTCCTGCCGAACTTAGGAGTGCTGAGAATCCACGCATCACCCTTGAAGTCCAGCAGCGTTGCCATGATTGTCTGAGTCCACGCTTCACGGAACTTCTTAGCCTTCTCAGCCTCGTCAATCACGACCCTTGCATACTTGCGACCTCGTCCTGAGTCAGGCTCGTCCATCGACCAGAAGTCGATAATCCCACCAGTGATTAGGCGCATCTGTTTAGTCTGCTCGTTCTTGGTCTCGATGATAGGCTTGAGTGTGTACTTGAGTTCAAGCCACACATCATGCAGGTCCTTGTACGTTGGCGCATAGTACGCACATGGCTTGCCATCGAGGGCAATCTGAGGAAGAAGCTCGTTGACCGCAAGCGTAGTCTTGCCCCACCGCCTGCCAATCTTCAGCACGTTGTACCGGCTGGCTTCCGTCAGCACTTTCTCTTGCCCACTATGCAGTCTCTTGAGCTTGACCTCGATGTCAGTCACGGATTATCCTGATGTTAATCGTGCCGTCATCCGGCTTAATCTCCTGACGGTTCATCTTCGGAGTGATGTACTCAGCAAGAGTAGCCAGCATCTTGAGTCGCTCGCCCGGACTGAGTTCAGCCAAGTCACGCCTCATCTGGTACTCATCGTACTCGTTCAGCACTCGTTCTATCTTTTCTTTCAGCCTCATTTCTTCTTCTTGACTTTAACAGGCAGGTTCTTCATCTGCTTTGGAGATGTCTTCTTGGCGAACTCCTTTGCGACTTTCGGATTCGTTGCGTATAGATACGCTCTTTGCGATTTTGATTTGAATGGCATCGTCTCTTAGGTTTACAAAGATAAAGCTAATCTCTTCGGTTATTTTTTGCTCTTGCTTGATGTCATACCAATCGCTTCCATCAAAATAACCTTGCATCATCTCTTCATTCGCAAGTCTCAAGGTATAGTTTCCTTCATCGACAAGCAGATCATCAAATCGAAACCATGTGTTTCTCACTCAATCTCCCCCTCATCACGAAGCACCCTCTCTGCCCACCTCAGTGCAGGCTCACCGCCCCAGAGCAGGTACGAGATAGTGCCACACGCAGTAGTGTCACGTGGGTCATAGTATTCGGCTGCTCTGCTCAGATACGAGTACATCCGCTTTTCATCGCTGATGGCTTGAGGGTAGTCATCGTATGTTGCCATTACTTTTTGCTTCTGTATTGGTAAAAGTAAAGATAGTCATTCACGAGACAATCGTCCTTGAGCAGTCCTGACTCAGCCAAGCGTATCGAATAGTCACGGTCCTCGCCCATGCTTATAGGCTTGTATCCTATCTCCTTTGCGATACTCGTCATCACCGGGTTCAAGTGATTCAGCGGTCTTGTGTACCTCATCGCTCCATCGTAGCGAACTGGCTTCTCTGAGTACGCAAGTCCTGCCTTGTGGATGAACTCGACCGGGATCTTGCCGTCCATAGTGATGATACCTCTGAACCCTACACCATACGCATCACGCCTCATCCAGTGAACAATCTTGTCCACGTAACTGCCAGCAATGATGTCATCATCGTCAATGAAATTTATATACTTGGTCGTGCAGTTGTCGACTGCGTACTGTCGCTTCTCGCCTATCGAATGCTCACGGTTATCCTTGAGGACCACCACATCAACCTGATGATTGAGCTGAGGGTCGAGTAGTCCACGCAGGCGTTGGAGGTAGTTCTCCCTGCCGTTGATTGTCAGGATGAATATCGTCCAGAGTGGCTTAGATGGGGAAGCCATTGCGTTTGCGATGTTCGAACACTCGTTGCCCATGATCCCACGCTATTTTGGAGTTCTCCTTCTGGTAGGTCCTATCAAGCTTGCTCTTGCCTACCGTATAGTGTCTGTGGTCGAACTCTAAGTTCTTATCGACCCGGTAGAATCCGTGCTTGCGAGCAGTCTCAGCAAGGTCATTGTCTGCGAACATGGAGATGTACGCAGGATGATACAAGTACCCAAGTTTCTCGTATGCGAGTCTGTTCATAATGGGTAGAGTCACGATGTCGCTGCGGATTCCGTCAAAGACCTGCAAGACCACTGGCTCATCGCCATAGGCATCGAAGCGTTCTATGAGTTTAGTGTCCCAACCAAGTGGAGGAAACATATCATCGCTCACCAGCACCAAGATATCGCCCTGACTACGCTCGGCAGCAGCGTTACTTGCCTGCACCATGTTGGTCGAGTCACCGACTATGATAGTCACTGGCTCATTGTCGAAGACCCGGTAGTAGTCATCGGCATCCGGGTCGTTGGAAGATAGGCTGATGATCCACTCGATCTCATCGTAGTTGGTCTCAGCCATGACCCACTGGTGATGACAGAAGACCGCCTGCTCAGACCTTCCGAAGCTGGGGTGGATTATGCTAATTCTCCGGTCCATATCCCTTCAATTAGACAATGCAACCCATCCAAGCACCTTGCTCTTCGTGTATAGCCTTCGCCTGATTCAGCGATGATTCGACCATTGCGAGCGATGATACGCCACCGCCACAGTCCTTGTTTATCCTTGTAGATTTCGTATTTCATTGTGTTTAAGATAAATAAGGGGAGGCAACAACTCCTCCCCTTCAAACAACAAACTAACTATGAACGAATTTCGCTTTACGGAGCGATTTAAGACACTTTCGTGTTAGAATGGTAGGTCA